CTGCTGGGCTGTAGTGCTGCCGGTGTTTATGGTGTTTCATCTCTTGCATGATTCGGCCCTGTAGATATAGAGGGCGCAGCTGGCAGCAGCTGCAGAAAAGAAAATCACAGCGGCCCCGGCCAGCCAACTAATCGGCGCGGGCAGATAGGCCCAGCAGGCCAGCTCAATAATGGCACCGGCGGCCATCATTACCCCGGTGCTGGCTTCGCTGTAAATGTAAAAAATGCGGTTTAGTTTGTTTCGCATGATCGGCCTTTCAGGTCATTAGAATTTTTTTAAGCTCTGCAATTGCTCGGCCTGTAATGGCGGCCAGCTGCTGCAGCGTCAAGTTTGGGTGTGTGTCGTAATAGTCGCGGATTTGGTCGGGTGTCATTGGTTGGCCTTTCAAGCGTTTAAGTGTTTAAGGGTGTGTAACTGTTGGCCGATACCTTGGCCAGCAAGCGGGCGGGAAACATTGGGGAAAGTGTCAACGGCAGCGGCGTAATGCTTACCGGCCAGCACGACAATTTCCCGTCCGTTGTATTCGCTTAATGCGTGTCTTACATTGGCGGCCCATTGGCGGCGCTGCTGGGCGGTCATTGCTGACAATGTCAGGTTATAGGGGTCGATTGTTAAATCAGGAAACAAGGCGCCATGTAGTGCTGAGAGAATGATTACATCTGCGCCGGCGCGCTCTGCTGCAGCCATGGCCAGCTTGAATGCTTGGCCCTGGTAGAGCTGGGCAGCTGGTGCGTTGCGGTCAAGCTTGGCAGCGCTGCAGGCTATCAAGTAGAGGGGTTTCATTGGTTGCCTTTCGTGAGTGGTTAAAACATGAATAACGATTAGACCAATTCATGTGTTGACCTGTCAAGGGGTTTTTTAACAGTATTTGAAAAATATTTTTCGCGGGTTATTGCCTGGCTGTGATGGCCAGCTGGTGAACGTAAGGGGCCAGCATGAGGGTTTAAGTTGCTGGAATTACTCCAGGGCGAATCCGTCCGGCGAAATCCTGGAGCATTTGCAAAGTGTTGCGCGGTCTGCTATGTTCGGGATTCTTATTTCATACCCATTGAAAACACCATGGTTCAAAAGTTAACACGCGCGCAAATAAAAGCCGGCTTTGATCAGGTTCCCATTGAATCATTGCTATCAAGCGGAGAGGGTAGAACACCCAAGATCAGCAGCAAGGCTAAGGCCTTCGCTCATGCCGTTGCACTCGGTAACACTAAGGCTGCAGCATACCGGCAAAGCTATAACCCAAAGCCTGCCAAGTCAACCATTGTGACGGCGCCATATAAGCTCGCGGCCGATCCTAGAATTCAGCGAGAGGTCGAAGCGTATAAGCTGGCAATAGAAGCGGAGAAACATCGCACCCCTGCTCAATTGAAGGCCCTGTTAGTGCAGCAGCTGGTAGAGCACTCACTCAATGAAGACTTTCCCCCAGCCCAGCGCATGAAAGCCCTCACCCTGATTGGCCAGCTTTTCGAAGTGGGCGCTTTTCTGGAGCGCAAAGAGTCGGTGATTATCCATAAGAGCGCAGACATCCGGGCGCGCTTGCTCGATAGGCTGCAGGCCAGGGCGCCAGCTGCAGCGGCCAGCGATGCTGTCGATCTGCTGGAGGAAATCCGGGGCGCTGGCATAACGGATACGCCGGACGCAGACCCCACCGCACCCGGGGCCCCGCCTGCAGGCCCGCTGGCGCCTGGCGCCCCATCACATACTGTTCCACTCATTCAATCATCATCAAAAAAAGAGGGGGTACCCCCTACAAAATTTGATGACCAAGTGCTGGACTTTGATAAGCCATGACCCCCCTATGTGTTTTTATATACAAAGTGGCGGGGGGTATATATTTTTGACTATTCCACGTGGAATAGTGAACCTTAACGAAAGCTTACATGAGTTTTAAGATTGACAGTCCGACTTGTATTAGTTTTAGTGGTGGGCGTACATCGGCGTATATGTTGTATCGGATCCTTGAGGAGAATGGTGGCTTGCCTAAAGAGGCGGTTATATGTTTTGCTAATACGGGGAAAGAGGATGAGGCGACACTTAAGTTTGTAAATGATTGCGCGCTTAATTGGGGTGTGGATATAAGGTGGTTGGAGTACAGGTGGGATGAGGATGCGAAGAAGAGGTGGGCGCTTGTTGATTATGAGAGTGCTAGTAGGGATGGAGAGCCGTTTGAGGCGGCGATTAAGTCTCGGGGGTATTTGCCTAATCCTGTGACGAGGTACTGTACGACTTTACTGAAGATCCGGCCCTTTGCTAATTATCTTCATACGATCAGTGATGACTGGGATCAGATGGTGGGGATTAGGGCTGATGAGCAAAGGCGTGTGTCGAAGATACGGGCGAATCCGATTGAGGATAGGTTTTACAGGCGGATGCCTTTGGCTGATGCTGGTGTGACAAAAGAGATGGTGGGGGATTTCTGGAGGCGTCAGCCATTTGATTTGGAGCTGCCGAATAACAATGGGGTGACGATGCATGGCAATTGTGATCTTTGTTATTTAAAAGGTGGGTCACAGGTTTTGAGTTTGATCACGGAAAAGCCTGAAAGGGCTGTGTGGTGGGTGAAGATGGAAAAGATGATTTATGAGAGTGCAGAGAAAAAAAGCGGTGCTGTGTTTAGGTCTGACCGGCCCAGTTACAAGGATATGTTGAGCTTTAGCCAGAAACAGATGGATATGTTTGATCCGGCAGAAGAGGCGATAGCTTGCTTTTGTGGGGACTGAGATGATCCTGCAGACTTACGATGCGTGTATAGGGGCGTGTATGACTGAGAAGCAAAGAACTGTGTTTCTTGTGATAGATGAGTATTGGAAGAACTTTGGATATGGGCCTTCTATAGATGACATCATGTTCCATACTGGGGATAGAGGACGGGGGAATGTTCATAGGGTTGTGAAGAAGCTCTGTGACTTAGGGATATGCCGGCGGGCGAAGAACTCGGCACGTAGTGTGCGCCCGTCTTACTTGAAACTTAGGAACCTTCCTTGAACAAAAAACAACAGTTAGAAAAGCAGGAAGAGATAGATCTGTTTGTCAGGAGGGTGATGTTTGCTCTTAATCTTCCGAAAGATGAGGCAGAAGACGCCGCTGAGACTTTCTTTAAGATGCCTTCTAACGAACAAGCCTCTTACCTAGACGACCTTGACGCATTAGAAGCCAGCCAACAACGAGAAGAAGCCTTCGATGACTTTAACAAGTTCGCCCATGCCATGTGGCCGGGGTTCATTGACGGACGCCACCATAAGGTAATGGCTAAGAAGTTCGAAGAGATCGCTACGGGGAAAATAAAGCGACTGATCATCAATATGCCTCCTCGGCACACGAAGTCTGAGTTTGCCAGTTATATGCTGCCGGCTTGGTTTCTCGGGAGAGATCCTAGTAAGAAGATCATCCAGTGTTCCAATACCGCAGAGTTAGCGGTAGGCTTTGGCCGTAAGGTTCGTAACTTAGTAGCCAGTGAGCCGTTCTCTAAGATATTTCCTAATGTTAATTTAAGGTCAGACAGTAAGGCGGCGGGACGTTGGTCTACGAATAAAAACGGAGAGTACTTCGCGATTGGAGTAGGAGGAACGGTGACAGGTAAGGGTGCGGATCTATTAATCATTGATGATCCTCATTCCGAACAAGAAGCCGCTCTTGCCCAAGGAGACAACTCTGTCTTTGATAAAGTCTATGAGTGGTACACATCCGGCCCTCGTCAACGACTCCAACCTGGAGGAGCGATCATTGTCGTGATGACGCGCTGGGCTAAAAAAGATCTGACTGGCCGGATCCTTCAAGCTTCTATGGACAAGGACGGTAATGACGATTGGGAGGTAATTGACTTCCCTGCGATCCTACCGAGCGGAAACCCCCTATGGCCAGAGTTTTGGAGCCTAGAAGAACTTCACGCCCTACAGTCTGAACTGCCTGCTGCTAAGTGGAACGCCCAGTACCAACAGAGCCCAACCTCTGAACAAGGCGCGATTGTTAAGCGGGAGTGGTGGAAAGAGTGGACAGAAGAAGACCCACCTAAGTGTGAGTTTGTGATCCAGTCTTGGGATACGGCGTTTACAAAGAACGAACGGTCTGACTATTCCGCCTGTACGACTTGGGGGGTTTTCTATTTAAATGAGAACCAGAACGATGCGAATATTATTCTGCTCGATGCTTTTAAAAAGCGCATGGAATTCCCAGAGTTAAAAGAGAAAGCCTTTAACCACTATAAAGAGTGGGAGCCAGATGCGTTTATCGTTGAGGCCAAGGCTTCTGGAGCGCCATTGATTTATGAATTAAGGGCGATGGGAATACCTGTTCAAGAGTTTACGCCGTCTAGAGGTAATGATAAGATGGTGAGGATCAATTCTGTATCTGATTTGTTTGCCAGTGGTAAGGTTTGGGCGCCAGCTACGCGCTGGGCTGATGAGTTGATGGAAGAGATGGCGGCGTTCCCCAACTCAGACCACGATGACTTAGTTGACTCATCTACGCAGGCTCTGATAAGGTTCAGAAAAGGCGGGTTTATACGCTTGCAGACAGACGAAGAGGACGAAGTTCGCTCGTTTAGACGCAAAGTTTCTTACTACTAAGGATACATATGTCCATTGAAAAATCACTTTACGCCGCACCAGAGGGTTTAGAAGCCCTAATGCCCGAATCAGAAGAGGATGGCGGCATTGAAATTGAGATTGTTGACCCTGAAGAGGTAACAATTAACATTGATGGGATGGAAATTAAGATTGACGGCGGTGAAGAGGATGACTTTGACGCCAACTTAGTGGATTATTTAGATGAATCAGTAGTCACTGGGATCGTAACCGACCTAATTGGTGACTATGATGATGACGTCAACTCCCGTAAAGACTGGATGCAGACCTATGTAGACGGTTTAGAACTCTTAGGGATGAAGATTGAAGAGCGCGCCGACCCTTGGATTGGTGCTTGCGGTGTATACCATCCATTATTGTCAGAAGCTCTGGTTAAATTCCAAGCTGAAATCATGATGAGCACGTTTCCTGCAGCTGGGCCAGTGAAGACCCAGATCATTGGCAAAGAAACCCCTGAGAAAAAAGACGCCGCCACCCGTGTTGCTGATGATATGAACTATCAGTTAACCGATGTGATGACAGAGTTCCGCCCAGAGCACGAAAGAATGGTTTGGGGTCTGGGATTGTCAGGTAACGCCTTTAAGAAAGTCTACTTTGATCCAAGCTTTGACAGACAAACATCTATATTCGTCCCGGCTGAAGATCTGGTTGTGCCTTACGGTGCGTCCGACATTCAAACGTCCCCTCGCGTTACGCACGTTATGCGAAAGACGGAAAACGAACTGCGTAAATTACAGGTTGCTGGATTCTATGCCGACATTGACCTTGGGGAGCCTAACAATAATCTGGATGAAGTAGAGAAAAAGATTGCCGAGAAGATGGGATTCCGCGCTTTGTCGGATGACCGCTACAAAATCCTTGAAATGAACGTAGAGCTCGACCTTGAAGGCTACGAGCACACCGATAAAGACGGCGAACCTACAGGAATTGCCCTGCCTTATATTGTCACTGTTGAATATGGAAGCATGAAGTGTCTGGCTATCCGGAGAAACTGGAGACAAGGCGACAAACTCCACACTAAGCGCCAGCACTACGTCCACTATGGCTACGTTCCCGGCTTTGGCTTCTACTGTTTTGGTCTGATTCACTTAGTCGGCGCGTTTGCCAAGTCTGGTACGTCAATTCTGCGTCAATTGGTGGATGCTGGTACTCTGGCCAACTTGCCAGGCGGCTTTAAAACCCGTGGGCTGCGGGTTAAAGGTGACGATACCCCAATCGGCCCAGCTGAGTGGCGCGATGTGGATGTACCAAGCGGGACTATCGCAGAGAACATCATGGCTCTGCCTTATAAAGAGCCATCACAGGTTTTGGCATCTCTTCTCGATAAGATTGTTGAAGAAGGCCGCAAGTTTGCATCGGCTGCTGACATCCAAGTTGCCGATATGTCTGCCAACTCTCCCGTTGGTACTACGTTGGCTATCCTTGAGCGCCAGCTTAAGGTAATGACCGCTGTTCAGGCGCGTATTCACTATTCCTTTAAGCAAGAGCTTGCCTTATTAAGAGACATCATTCGTGATTACACACCTGATGAATATGATTACGAGCCAGAAGAAGGATCCCGCAAAGCCAAGCGGTCTGACTACGACTTAGTTGATGTGATTCCTGTGAGTGATCCCAATGCGGCCACGATGGCGCAGAAGATTGTTCAGTATCAAGCGGTGATCCAGCTGTCCCAACAAGCTCCCCAGATCTATGACTTACCACAGTTACATAGACAGATGCTTGATGTCTTGGGAATTAAGAACGCCCAGAAGCTGGTGCCGTTGCCTGATGATCAAACACCAAAAGACCCGATCAGCGAGAACATGGCCGCATTGAAGGGCGAGCCAATGAAGGCGTTTATCTACCAAGATCAACAAGCCCACATTGCTGTTCACCAGACATTTATGCAAGACCCATTGATCATGCAGACCATAGGCCAGAACCCAATGGCCAACCAGATCATGGCGGCTTTGCAGGCTCATATTGCAGAACACTTGGGTTTCCACTATCGCACGTTGATAGAGAAGCAGATGGGTGTACCTTTGCCCGGCCCAGAGGAGAAGTTGCCAGAAGATGTGGAAGTTCAACTGTCCAAATTGGTTGCACAGGCAAGCGCCCAGTTGTTACAGGCCAATACCGCACAGTCTCAGCAAGAGCAGGCGGCGGCTATGCAACAAGATCCATTGATCCAAATGCAACAGCAAGAGCTGGCGCTTAAGGGCCAAGAGGGTCAACGTAAGGCGCAGAAGGATGCAACTGACGCCCAGCTCAAACAGTCACAGCAACAGATTGAACGTGAACGTATTGCTACTCAAAGAGATATTGATATGGCGCGGATTCAAGCTTCGGTGCAGAAAGATCAACAAGAACTGGCTCAAGACGCCGAAGCAGAAAAGAACAAGATGCTGGCTGAACTCATGAGGAACAAGCGATGATCGACAAATATTTAAAACTTCTAGCTTCAAAGATAGATGACAAAGTATCCCAACTCCAAATGTCAATAGCCGATGGCAAGGCTGATGATTTTGCGGAGTACAAAAAGATGTGTGGAGAGGTGAAAGGTCTACTTACTGCACGTTTATACATTATAGACCTACAAGAAAGAGTCAATCACGATGACGATGACGAGTGAGATTTCAAATCTCGACATAACCAAGGCCGTGGATTTATCCAAGATCTTGAACAAACCAGAGGAGAAGGCCAAACAACTTCCCCGCCCATCTGGTTACAGAATTCTTTGTGCTATCCCTGAGATAGAGAAAGAATACGGAGAGTCCGGACTCGTAAAAGCGGAAGAAACTCTCATGATTGAGGAAACCCTGACTACTGTGTTATTCGTAGTAGACATGGGCCCAGATTGCTACAAAGACGCAAGCCGATTCCCAACCGGCCCGTACTGCAAGAAGGGGGACTTTATCTTGATTAGACCCAACTCAGGAACGCGACTGGTCATTC